ATGCTGAGGGCTTTACTTCTCAATAAACCCATTAGAGTTTTATGAGAAGCTCCTATGTACTTTCTCCCAGTCCAACCAAACTTCGCGATAGCAGACATTGGATTACACACAACTACTTTGTCCGTAGGATCAAAAATCAAACCACAAAATGACATTTTTGCAATGTCAGTAAATGTTTCGACTTTCACGATCCAACCGTAGGCTGCATAATCTTCCACCGTCACTACAACTCCTTTCGCGTACCTTACAACAGAGTCATCTCCTTCCACAAAACAAGGTGTGTAAGGAAACTTCCCATCACTTTTGACAAAACCAAGGAAGTTGACCATCACATAATTTGTGAAGGTGTTTCCCAAAGAAGTATCCATTTCACCGGACATTCTCCTTGCTTCTGTTTTGAGTGATCCAAAATTTCTCATTTTCAAAATGCGATTTCCGGCTAATATCTTATCCATTACAGTGAATAATAAACTACCAGTGTCGAAATTGAAAACGTCGAACATTCTCTGAGCAAATCCGCCCAAGTTTTGAGTCATATAGCGATAAAAATCATGCGCTATTTGCATCTTCACTCGAACGAAATGTGATTCAAAGGACGTGTAATCCGCGGCTGTGTAAATTCCACCTTCCACATAAAGTTCGTCATAGATGGCTTTCGCTCTGTCTTTGACGGGCACAACTTTAATGAAGGCTGAATTTTTCACGAGCACATGCATTATAGCGTCAGCATAGGGACCAAGCATAAGCTTGACTCTATCATCAGAAGCATTAATCCAACGTGGAAATTTCAGGGCGTCATAAGGTTCATCTTTTACGAAAGAACCCGTTCTAGAAATGTTTAAATAATCCAGATCTGCTTCCATTTCTTCTAAAGCAGCCAGAAGTTCCTTCTTCCGTTTTTCTGGGTGGTTGATCGTTTTCAACCACTCTCGAGGTTGCAACACGTCGCCTTTCTCCAAAGGTTTGAATAATTTGTATAAATGCCTTGCGGCATATCTACGAATTTTTCGAGCTTTGATATGAGTCAGCTCGGGCGTTGCAGCCCCGACCCTTTTCAATGATCCGGCGAGAACACTGAGATTATCTTTATGATCTGGTCTAGGTAGTGAAGCACTTACACACACGATTGGTAACGAGACTGAAACTATCGTAATGTCAGTTTTAATGAGAGGTTTGCATAAACTTTGGACCAAAAAGTCTGGTCCAACGCCGAGTGCCAGCGCTTTTGTTATTTCAGAAACCTCCATTTCTTCGACTCTATAACCTCTCATAAAGATCCTCTGAGTGAGGGGCCTTACTGAAAAGTTTCATATTTGAAATTTTCGTTTCCAGAATGCATTGTTCGTAAAACGAACGCAGAATCCCGGTTGAGATAAACTCCATACTGTAGCAGTGGTAGATGTGTAGAGTTGACAGACAAATCTTTTTCCACCAAAATCGTTGTTGGATCAGCCCCATGAAGTAAAAACCTCCGAGACTTCAACAATATTTCGTGATTGATGAAGAAATGTTTTCTGTCAAGTCCTAGAGAACACATACAACTTCGATCAAAGAAATTATGGAACCATTGCGGGAACCAACTTTTCAAATAATCATTTGAAGCAACATGTAGTTCTAGTTTATACACTAAACCAGAAGAGAATTCCACTACCCTATCAGATAGAGGCCGTTCATCTTGTAAATAGACGAGTTGTTGCACTACGAAGTGCTTCCTCTCGCTTATTCTAATGATCGACCCCACAGGGAGTGGTGCACTAGGGATATATTCAGCTTGGATGCGTGAATGCTTGATGTGAGTCAAGACACGATTTAAATCATCTTTAGCTACGTCCGTCGTGCCATAGAAAACTGAGGCGTCATAAGTCACCTGAGCTTTCCATTGTTCGTAGAATTGGTCCCGCTGTTGGGCTGCAATATTAACATCAATATGTCTAGGAATGACCATTGGTGCAGCGTTCAGCTGGTAAGGAACGAGGGCATTTTGATTCGGTATATTAGGAACTAGTCCAGGTTGTTGAATCGGTATGTCGTCCCTATATGTGAGGGTGTTTTTTATTTCTGTTTTATAGCGATCGTACAATCGCTTTATGGCATACAATGCTAGCATAGGCACAATATAGTCCGCCACCTGGTTAACGCAGTATCCAGCTACGTTTCCCATTTGGCAGATTTTTATTTGCGTCTTCATTAAAATGAAATTTGCTTGCAGAGTGTTGTAGAATGCCCCCACAAAAACTTCACCAAAACCTCTAATAATTTGAGGGACATTGGTGACGATTAAGTGGGTGAAATTTTGAACCATGTTTAAAAACGGTTTGACAATAATTGTGATGTCGTTACTGAGAGTAGGGCTCGTTAGAGCATTGGTAATAGTAGTCGTCGAAATCATGTTGGTTGTAATATCATATGTTTTTAGGGGGTTTGTGGAGTATGCAGACCACAACTGTTAAACCTCTTACCTTACGCATTCGTTCTTGTGCGGTTTTTGATGACAGCTTTTCTGCTGAGGAAACTATATATCACGGTTCGCTGGTTAAAGCTCTGATCCGTGTCCGGTAATGTGCCGACTACCTTTAGAACAAAGGTTTTCAAGTCTTATGACGAGCAAATTCACCTCCTAGGTGTTAAATGCATTAGATTCTGTTTTAGTATACCGAGGAAAATTCCCGGTTTTAGAATTGCACCACATTGCAATCTACACAAAAGATTTACATCAAAAGTGGTTGATGGCTATTTCCGCATAGCTGCGCGGTGACTTTTTAAACAGGTTTGTCAACACCTGACCTCGAAGTTACAATAACATTTCGAGTGCCAACGGGGCGAGTTCTGTAAGAACATTGAAGAACATTCCGAAGCCAGTGGGGCCTCCATCCTGTTCTCCAATAGACTCTTTTACTCCAGCTCCTGGACTTCGGGAGATTTTCTCGGTTGTCGTGGGTGCAACAGGCGATTCTGCTGCAATCCAGGACTCGGTGAGATTGATCTCAGTTTCATCAACAGGAGAAGGATTCGCGGATACGATGTCAATTGAGTTCTTGAAAGGGATAAACTCGTAGTTAACTACAAGTCTAACTCTAAAAACTACATTGGCAGGGGCACCATCCACGATGCAAAAGAGACTCCATTCTGGGGCTTCAAGATCACCAAACCCAATAGCAGCATATGAATTTCCGAAGAATGCTGAATAGGTTTGTTGATCGTAAGAAACTGGCGTCCATCTAGTGAGCATGGGCTTACTCACGTTGAGAGGCATGATGGAGC